TTAAATATAGAAGACGGTCCTTTGTTTTCTATCGGTGCAGGTGGAGATAAATACATGTCTATCATCCAAATGGCAAGAGTTAAACAAGTGCCAGTCATGGATGAGTTTAAACAAAACTGGGATACGCCAGAAGAGTGGAGTTCAAAACTACAAGTGCAACAACTAGAGTTGTTGAATGATGCTTATGTGAAATACAAAAGAGCAAAAGGTAAATTAGATTTTATCGATATGATAGAACGATTTATTAGGGAAGGCACATCACCGAAGTTTGATTTATTAATTATAGATGAAGCACAAGATCTTGTGCCTCTGCAATGGAGAATGGTTAAGGAAGTGTTGGTTCCTAATTCAAAAGAAGTTTTCTATGCTGGTGATGATGATCAAGCGATCTATGGTTGGATGGGCGTAGATGTAAAAAGATTTTTAGGAGCAAGTCCAAATAAAAGAGTGCTTAAAAAATCTTTTCGTGTGCCAATTGAAATACATAAAATGGCAGACTTACTTATAAGAAAAGTTAAAATCAGAGAAGATAAAAAATGGCAACCCCAAAACCATAATGGATTTGTTTCTTGGTATCGTGATATACTTGATGTAGACTTAACAAGTGGCGAATGGTTAATACTTGCAAGAACAAATTATTTAGTAAACAAAGTCTGTTTACGTTTGAAAGAAGATGGTCATCTTTTTTGGCGAGAAGGCACTGGTTGGTCTATTTCCCCCAATGTTTTAAATTCAATAGAGGTATGGCTTAAACTATGCAAGAACGAAAAATTAACGTCAGAGCAATTAATCCCATTTTCAAAACTAATACATCCAGACATTATTACAAAAACAGGAAGAAAGATCCTAGCCACTTTAGAATCCGATCAAGACTATACTCTTCAAGATATTATAAAGAAGTGCAACATCAATGCGACATCAGAGACGCCTTGGCAAAAGGTTCTGAAAGTATCGGAACAAGAGACGGCATATATAGTATCGGTTCGCAAGAGAGGAGAGAAGATTCTAACGGAAGCTCCGAGGATCCGTGTTTCGACAATACACAAAGCAAAAGGTGGAGAGGCGGATAACGTAGCTTTACTTTTAGACTCAACTAAAGCTTGTACAGAACAATGGGATCAAGACCCAGAGTATAGAGTTTTCTATGTAGGAATGACTCGTGCAAAGAAAACATTACATTTAATAGAATCACAACAACAATATGGATTTGAACTATGAAAAAAAATAGAGAATACTTTTTAAAAGAAGCAGAAAAATTAATTAATGGACCGAGAGCAAAAGATTATGGGCCAGTAAAAAAGAATCATCAAAGGATAGCAGACATTTGGACTATTCTTTTAGATAAGAAGTTAAAAGAACCCATTACTCCAGAGGATGCAGTAGCTTGTATGATTGGAGTTAAGATAGCAAGACTAGCAGAAGACATTAATAAAGATGATAGCTGGATAGATGTTATTGGGTATGCAGCTCTGGGAGGCGAAATAATTAATGACAAATGAACAATACCATTTACTGGAACAAGATATCAGAGATATCTCGTGGGGTAATGCTGATTCTGATTGGACTCCACCTCAAACAATACCAGACTTATCACAGTATGATACGATAGCCATTGACTTGGAGACAAGAGATGAAAATCTTTTAAAGTTAGGGCCTGGATGGTGTAGAAAAGATGGACATATCATAGGTATAGCTGTCGCTGCGGGAGATAGTTCTTGGTATTTTCCAATAGCACACACTGTAGGTAATATGCCTAAACGACCTGTGATGAATTGGTTAAAAGACTTATGCTCTGATACTACAAAGACTTTTGTTTTTCATAATGCTTTATATGATTTGGGTTGGCTTCGAGCAGAAGGTGTAGAAGTAAAAGGTCAAATTAGGGACACAATGATAGCAGCTCCAATATTAGATGAGAATAGAAGATATTATAATTTAAATTCTGTTGCTGGAGACTATCTGAAAATATACAAAGACGAGAAGATGTTAAAAAGTGCGGCAGACGAGTTTGGCGTAGATCCAAAGTCTGGAATGTGGAGATTACCACCTCGTTATGTTGGTGCTTATGCAGAGCAAGATGCAAACATAACTTTAAAACTTTGGAACATACTTCAAGATAGAATTAAATCTGAAGAATGCACAAGTATATTTAATTTAGAAACGCAGTTGACTCCAGTGTTATTAGATATGAAAACAAAAGGAGTTCGTGTTGATTTAGATAAAGCAGAAAGAACTAAAAAAGAATTAGTAAGTCTAGAAAAAGAGTTACTTGATGAGATAGCCTCTGAAACAAAAGTGTCTCTTGAACCGTGGGTCGCCACATCTGTAGCAAAGGTCTTTGATGCTATGGGACTTTCTTATTCTCGCACAGAGAAGTCCGGGGCCCCCGCTTTTACAAAACAATTTCTTGCGAATCATCATCATCCAATTGCAAAGAAGATTATAAAGATTAGAGAAATAAATAAAGCAAACACTACATTTGTTGATACTATTCTTGAGCATTCTCATAATGGTCGTATACATTGTGATTTTCATCCTTTACGTTCTGACGGTGGTGGAACTGTTACTGGTCGTTTTAGTTCAAGTAACCCCAATTTGCAACAAATTCCTGCTAGAGACCCTGAAATAAAAAAGTTAATCCGTGGACTGTTTCTCCCAGAGGAAAGTCACAAGTGGGGTTCTTTTGATTATGCCTCACAAGAACCAAGATGGCTAGTTCATTACTGTGCCACCTTGACAGGCATAGATAGGCATCCACAGATAGATGATGTAGTAACCATGTATAATGAAGGTCAAGCCGATTTTCATCAGATTGTGGCAGATATTGCTGGAATACCTAGAAAGCAAGCAAAGACAGTTAATCTTGGTTTGATGTATGGTATGGGTAAAAATAAGTTGGCTAATATTTTAGATTTGTCTATAGACGAAGCGACTACTTTATTAAATAAATATAATGATAAAGTTCCTTTTTTAAGATCTATTTCAGATAAAGCTACTCAAAGAGCTTCAAGCTCTGGAATAATTAGAACTTGGTTGGGCCGCAAGTGTAGATTCAATATGTATGAACCTATATCTTATCAATATAATAAAGCACTTCCCATGAAAGAAGCCATAGCCGAATATGGTGGCAAGGGTAGAATCAGAAGAGCTTTTACATACAAAGCCTTGAATAGATTAATTCAAGGGTCAAGTGCAGATCAAACTAAGAAAGCTATGGTCGATTGTTACAAAGAAGGCTTATGCCCTATGTTAACTGTACATGATGAACTTTGTTTTAGTATATCCAACGAGAAAGAAGTAGAAACAATTGAACACATAATGTCTAATTGTGTTCCAGACCTCAAGATACCTTTTGATGTTGACTCAGAATTAGGAGACAACTGGGGTGAAGTTGGTTAACCAATTCTGTTGAAAGCTTGACCGATATCATTGAGAGGATCCTTGTCTTCTATGGGTTGTTCATTCTTAAAACACTCGTAGGAGTGTGATAAAATATTGGATCTATCAATTCCAATATCCTTTAATGCCAAGTCATCTAGTGATCTAAGTGCTTGTGCTGTTCTTGCAACTTTAAATTTGTAAAATAATTTTTCTAACATATCAATAATCCTTTCTATTTATATATAGATTGTTTCTAGTACAAAGATAAGAGAGCTTTTTTGAAACATTTTATTCCAAAAATGGAAAGAATCCACATAAAGGTAGGTAATATAGCCTACAAAAAGAGTAGGTTATTCTGTAGTATGATTAGACCTAAAGCCATTGTTTCGGCTCTGTGTGGCGATCTGAGAGCCTATTTTTTTCTAACAGGTTTGCAATATGCGATAATTTTAGATGATTTCCCATCTTCTGTGGGAATGTTTGGTTGATTCGTTAATCGCTCTGAAAAATACAAACAACGATCTATACTTTTGAATCTTTGAGTTTGATTTACGATCTGTGAATCAATCATAAAGACCAAAAGAAATTCAATCATTCGTTTTTTGCTTTCCAAAAATACTCGTCAGTATCACCAAGTCTAAACTTCTGTCCGTTTTCAACTTGATATATTTTTGTACTAACTTTGAAATCTGGCTGTAACGGTTGTTCTGGAGTCAATGAATTATCATATACTCTCATTCTGTTATTTGGGTACAAACAATATTGACCGTTTTCTAATTCTAGAAGATTATGTGATTTGTGTTCTGCTGGTTTGTGACTTGTTGAATAATCAATACTGTCTACACTGTCGTGATAATTATCTAACGTAGCAATATAACTACCCTTCAGTGTTCCGTGATCCCTAGTAAGAACTTCAAAATCCATTGATCCTATAAACTGCTTACAAATAGAGACCACGCCATAGTCCATGCAATTCCAAAACTGAAGATTGTAAAGATCCATATCAGGCGTGGGGACAGTTGGATCAGATACGAATGCAGAAATAGGTAGCTTGTCATAAAGAGCACCATAATCAGGAAGGTAAGTTTCAAAATAAAAGGCTCTCCCAGGAACAGACTTTGCCGTAACCCAAATGCCTTTAACAAACTCTCCATGACCATCTTCATGATCCCTCAGATACTCCTTTCTAACCCACACATCTTCAGAAGGTAGATTACATATCAATGATGCCATTAGTGCATCGTTTCTTTAGGCAGTATTTGATCCATTTGCATCAAGGGTTGTGAACTCATGGTGTCTATATAGTCTCCATGAAAGTCGTAATCTCTCGTCACAACTTCTTTTACAAGAACATTATTTACAATTTTTATTGTACTAAATTCTTGTTTGATAACTAAATTACCATGATCGTTGTTCATTGCGTCTTTTAACGGACCTTCTTTCATGCTATCAATCCTTTTCTATAACCATTTGTTCTATCATAGGTAAGCACATCTTTTCTGTTTTCAATGTCCTTAAAAGATACATGAACCCATCCAGAACTTGGTTCTCCATTATAGCACTCTAAAATTAATTGATCAAAATCTAAATTATCTTGTATATATTTAGCGAGTTCTAAATTATCAACACCTGGTATCTCTATATCCGCCGCCTGACCTTTGGCATGTTGACTGTTCGCATTTGAGCCAATCGCTTCGCACAAAGCAACACTACGATACCCAGAATTTATCATGATTGGTTTTTCAAAATGATAACGTATCGGTTCTAATACTTCGTGACATAGCAACTCCATACTTTCTATGTGGTTATCTCCAGGTGTGTTGTCGATACCTTTTCTCTCTGCTGTTTGTGATTTTGTAAATTCAGCTAGGCTAAAATTTTTGGATAATCTCATACTGTTCTCCTTGCGATTTCCATATTCTTCAATATTTGTTCTGGGTTACCACCTAAAAACTGTGCAATTTGTCTGTTCTCTGGTGATGGGTTAAGTAACATAGTATTCACATTTGTTACATCCAGTGGTTGAGTTTGAGTTTGAGTAGTCTGTTTTGGTAACTCTGTATTAACACCTTGCGTAGAAAGATTAGTTAAATTTAAAAAATCTTTTGCCTCTTTTTTTATAGGCTTTACTGGCTCATCTGGTGTCAATTTCATACCAAATCTTTTTCTATACAATCTCATGATAGTAGAGTAAGGAACCTTAATCTTTTTTCTTACTGCTTGTTTAAGTCTTTCTTTACTTGGAAGATAAGGTATGTATCTGTCTGCTCTAAGAGAGAAGATCTCTTTGTTTCCTATGCCAGCTTTTTGTTTTAAGATTTTAGCTATCTTAGTATCAGTTAACCCTATTCTTTTTAAACTATCATAGTTTAATTTCATTTCTCTGAATGCTTTGAGTCTAGCGTCATCTGCTCTTAAATAAGCTTCCAACATTTGTTCTTTAGTAGGATCTTCTAATCGTAAAGCATCTGTAAATAACGTGGCAGCTTCTGATCTAAGTCCTTTGAATTCTTGTGCTTTGAACTCTGCAATCTTATCTCTATCAATAACCTGAGACTGCAAACCAGTGAAAGCTCTAAATAATTCACCTGCTGTTGTGTACTCTCGACCAGTAGTAGGTTCTTCTGCTTTTATATTGAAACCTAAAAATTCTCCACCCTCTGGAAAGAAAACACCTCTTGCAGTTCTACCAAGCTCTGGAGACTTTACAGATTGTCCTCTAGTAATACCTAAGTCTGCTCCAGTTGGAACTCTTATTGGTAAAATATTTGGCTTGAGAGCATCAAGTATATGTACCAAACTCTTCTCTAAAGATAGTCCCAATCCATCTCCTTCTTTGTATACTTTAGCACCAGAACGAGTTCTTCCTCCTCTACCAACGCCAAGTCCAAGTACACTTTCTTTTGGTAAAACATCAAGAGCCGCATCATAAATCATAGAGACTTCGAAGAAAGGACTAAAAAATTCACCAAGAGCATCAAATGCCGCAGTTCCAATCTTTTGAAGATCACCTTTATCTAATCTAGCTCCTTCTCTCATTGATCTAGCAACAGTATGAAATGGTTTAGATAACATGTCCCAAGGGTTCGTGTAACTAAAATCAATAACTTCTGGATTACCTTTCTCATCTCTACCCACTGGTATTAACATTGAGTTTCTTTGCCAAGGTGCGGATAATCTATTGATAGCATCAATTTCTTCATCTGAAGTATCTGTCATCATCTGTCCAAATCTTTGAAGTCCTTCACCTAAAACACCAAAAGTAAATAGACTGTTTGTTAATCTTCTTGATCCTATCTCTCTTATGGCGGCACTATCACTTGCTAATTCTTTCATAGCAACATCTAAAGTATTAAATCCAGTTCTTAAAATCTCTGCGGGAAATGCAATAAAGTTACCAAGAGGTAATCCTCTTAATCCTTTGATGACATCTGGCACAAGTTCATAGTTTGGAACAAGATTACGAATATTATCTGCTGTAAACTGCTTAAAGGCTTCTTCAAGCTCATCTCCAACTGCATCTGGTTTAGCTCCTATGTACTTACCAAATTCTCTGTCTGCATCTCTAACTGCACCTGCGATTAAACTATTTTGTTGCTCTGCATTTAAATCGTCAAAAGTTCTACCTTGTGTTCCTATTGGTTGCTTTTTTACTTTTGTTATTGCGGCTGACTGCATCTTTCTTCTAGCGTTTCTAAACTTTTGAAGCTCAAATAAATAGTTGTATATTTTCCAAATGTCGTCACCACCTCTATATAAATCTTCTGCAAAACCAAGAGGGCCTCTAAAAAACTGTCCAAGCTTACTTCTTTTTTCTTGATTAAAAGAAGGATCGGATTGACCTAATTGTCTTGTTGCTCTTTGCTCTTGTGTGAGAGCTAAACCACGTTCATCAAATTCTTTTAAACCTTGAACAAAACCACCACTACCTTCATAGCCTAATCCTTTTCTCAAGTTTTCTTGTATCTCTCTTAATTGTGCCGAACTACCGATAACACCTCTCTTCTGCATTTCTACAAGAAACTCTAATGTTTCATTATCTCTGTTTAAATCTATAAATGTTTTACCTTTTATCTTGAGTTCTTTATCAATAGCATCTCTTAAAACAACATTAACAGATGTACCAAGACTAGATCCTTTTCCGTAATTACCTTGAGCTATTGCAAAACCTGAAGCAGAAGTTACGTTTCTTACTTGAGTTAAAGGAGATAAAATAGTTTTTGCATACTGTGTAGCACCCTTTAATGTCTGCATCATACCGTAAGTTTTTCTAAGTAAAGTAGGCATGGTATCGGCATCTGTCCAAACATGATTACTTAAATTATTAAACATAACTCTAGGCACTGCATATCCAAACATAGTTCCATAAATACTGCTTGTTTGATTAGCTCCAGGAGAATAAGCATCTCTTGCTACAGTTGTCTCTCCAGAACGGCCCAAGATTACATGATTAGGATTATCAGACAACCAATCGTCTAAGGCTTTACCTAAAAGTTTTTCATCTAATTGACCTATTCTACTAATTTGATCTGGATTGACTTCATAAGTAGTTGCTCTTTCTTTTATATACTTTATGATCTCATCGTCCATTTTATAGAAAACTTGTTTTTCAGGTTTAAAACCAATTTCCGTGGCTCGTGCTGCATTTCTCGCTGCAACTGAAGCTATGTTCGCATCGGCTGATTGTTTAAACAATGACAAAAATCTGTCTGTAGCAATAAAGTTAGATAGTTCAGACACAGTAGAGATAAAAGCTTCTCTTGGATCTCTAACTTCGCCAAGTATCTGTCTTAATACTTCACTGTCTACTTTTCTCTTATTAAGTAAACTGGTATCTAATCTTGTTTGAAACAATCTATTCAGACCAATGCCTCTGTTACCACCTTTTGCTTTTGCATTAGCCACTACCTTTTTTATGTACGCTTCTGCTTGCTGTCTTGTAAGGGTAGCACCTCCGTTGATTATATCATCCATTTGCTGATCAGATATTCTCATTGGTGTTTCAGATAAGATACCTCTTATGTGTCCTAAATCTGTGCCTTCTCTTGCAAGAATTTTTTGAACAATTTCTTCTCTTGCTTGAGGCTGTATTTTATAATTCTTATCATTATATATTCTGTATAATCTTCTTAGATAACCACCCTCTCTCATCATTCTTTCTACTTGGTTTTCAAACTGTTGCCTAGTGAGGTTACCTTGAATGACTGCATCGTCTGGTAAATCTTGAATAACTTTACTTGCTACAAACTGATCAGATAGTGTCTTAATCATATTAGCTGCATCTACATATAAATTGTACAACTCATCTGGCAAATCAGTAATTTTATTTGCCTTGTCTCTTGCTACTTGTTGTTGATTGCGTGACAAGCCTCTTAAGTTTTGATTTTTTCTTGCTCCTTCCAAGACATCCATAAAGTTATCTACATATTTTCTTTTACTGTGATCTGGAAGTCCAGTAAAACGAGGAGTTTTTAGAATCTCTTGAATTTTATCATCAATCTCTTGCATCTTTTGTTTGGCAATCTTTATGTTACCTTCTACTTCTGGATTAATTAAAGATCTTGCTCTAGCAACAATTGGATCTAGAAAACCTCTGTATCTTAACAACGATTCTATTTTCCCAATAAACCCTTGAAGGGAAGATATCTCTCCAGGTTCTCCTTTTGTAAGAAGCTCTTCTCTTTTAGCGATAGCTCTTTTAGAAGTATCAATAATACCTCTAGCTAAAGGAACTGTCATGCCACTTGCGATATCTAAAACTGTAGTATTTTCTGGAAGAACTTTACCTGCAAAATTACCAAGAGTTTCGTTTACTGATTTTATTCCTTCAATTGGTCTAGCACCCAAAGTTTTATTCAATACTTTAAAAGAAGCACCTAATGCGGGAGGAAGAACACCCATTGCTACACCACCTTCAAGTCCAACTTTTAATTTGTTAGCTAGTTTTGCAAAAGCTCTTTCTTGTCCATCCAAGCCTACTGCATCAACTGTGTTTGTATAGCCTGCATCAAAAAAATCACCTATTGTTTGTGTATCATCAGTGGACACAATAGCATCCGCTAAACCAGCTGCACCTAACATGGTAGCGTATCGACCTACCTTTTGTGCTTTGGTTCTAACTTTACCAGGTAATCCCAGTATAGTAGGTTTCTTTTCAAACATTTTAGCGGCGTCTCGACCTCTTTTAATTTGACCAAATTGTTGTCCTAATTCGTATGATCTTATTCTTGGATTTTTAACTCCAATCTCAGGTATGCCTTCTCGTATTCTTCTTCTACGCTCTACGTTAGTCAAAGCCTTTTTTGCTTTAGGAGCAAAAGTTCCTAAAAGTTTAGAAGTACCAGCTGTAAGAGGTTTACTAATTAAACCTTTAGCACCAGTTGCTAGTTTACCAACTTTTGAAACGGCAGAAGCGGCCCCAAGACCAGGTATACCAAACTGCACTATTGCTTCTGTAACCTTACCTGCTGCACCTTGAGGATCAACACCTAAATCTTCTCTTAAATTATCAAACCAAGCTTCTACAAGATCCGTGGAGCGTCCTCCACTGATAGCGTCATACCCTAGTGTTCCAAGTGATATAATTCCTTCTGGTATTTTAGTTAAACCAGAAACAACACCCTCTCCAGCCTCGGTAAAAAAGCCTTCATATTCTGGATTGTCTTTTTGTTTCTGAGCTTGAGCTATTCTTTCTTTAAAAGCTCTTACTCTTTTTTCAGCCTCGTCTTGCCCTATCTCTTTGGTATAGGTGTAATTTTGTCCGTCAACATTATAGGTAAACATTTACTGACTCATAAGTTCAGTTAAGTTTGCGATCAATCCTTCATTACCTTTAAGAGTTTTTAAAATATCTGGATCATTATTTTCTATAGCAGTTTTTATCATTCCTGGTAAATCTTTGGCATCTAAAATAATCCTACCTTTTGATTCACGGTTCAAAGGTTTGAATTTTGTAATTAAAGCATCTAAAGCTGCCGATGGATTAGGAGCTGTAGGATCTAAAGCTTTTTGATAATTACTTGTAGATTTATTTAAATCTTGAATAGCAAGTCCTAACATTTCTTTGTCGGTATTAGTAAGTGTTATATCAGGAGCAGGCTTTATACCAAACCCTCCTGTACTACCATAAATACCCATCTTTGTTATTGATTCACTTGGATATTTTTTACTTCCCTCTTTTAATGCTTTTATTAAATCGAACTGACTTTGAATACCCTTTGGAGTTAATTCTAGATTGTCTGCTGTAGCTGATTTATCAGGATCTTTCAATTGAACAAGATCGCTTGCTATGGCTGCTTGAATTTCATCTGGTAGCATTGCCGCTATCTTTGCTTTTGACATCTCCATTGTTTTTTGAAATTCATCAGAAGATTTATCTAATTTAAATTTCTCAAGATTAAATTGTGCAAGAGTGCTCATAGTATTTAATTTTATTTTTCTCATAGCAACTTCTGTATTCAAAGCATCTAAAAGTTGTTTTCTTTCATCACCACGAGTTTGTTGTACTACTTGAAACTGTGCAGCTTTTCTTTGAACATCTAATGCGTTCATAGCAATTCTTTCTGCCTTTTCATCTTTTAGCAATCTATACATTGTGTTTTGATATTTATCTACATCTTCTCTGTAATCATCTTTAAGGTTTTTCATATCTCTGCCGTAACCTTCAAGACCCACGCTAAAACCTTTCGCTACATTCGTGAGTGTATTAGGACTTTCCCCAGCTGCTATTGCAAGACCAGCTCTCATCATATTGAGCCATATAGAGCCTTGTTGATCGTCTGTAAGCTGTTGATCTAGAGTATCTTTGTCATACCCAAGCATATCGAAAGCGGCATCTTTTACATCTGCAAAAGTAACTTCTTCTGGTTTCTTATTTAATGCTTCAAAATAATCTTTTTGATGTTCTTCAAAAGTTTTACCTAAAATTGTAGCTTGATTAACATTCTCTAAGTTTTTAGTGTAGTCGCTAAATATTTTTTGAATATCAGCTGTTTCTTGTCTAATTCTTGATTGAATATCACTATCGTCAAAATTAGAAGTCGTGGTATTATCATCACCAGTGCCTCCACTGGTCACCAAACTTGGATCATCGTCAGCTGAAGTAAAGACCTCTCCAGTTCCTTCATCAATAGTATCATCGTTTTTCGGAACTTTTTTGTCTAATATTTTTTTATTAGTTTCGTTTATTTTAATAGCATCTTTGTCTTTTTTGATTGCAGTATCTTTATTTAATTTAGCTTCAGTTTCTGCTAATTGTTCTAGTTGTGTTTTCTTTTTTGCTTCCATTTCTGGATCAACATTTTCTGTGCTTATTATTTTTGTTTGAGGTTTGCTTTCTCCGTAAGCACCTGGTGTTGTTATTTTATTAAATTTAAACTGAGGAGGTAAGTTAAATAAAGGATTTGCATTAGCAGTTGATGCTGGAATAACACCAGTGTTAAAAGCGTTTACACTAGGAAACTGATTTCTAAGATTAACAGATGTACCCACTGCAGCTTTAATCATCTCTGGCCCACTAGCCATGATACCAGTAGCTCCACCTCTTTTACGAAACATTGGTCTATCGTATATACTCATTATTTACTACCCAAAAAAACTCTTAAACCCACCAGCTTGTCCAACTGCTCCAAGACCCGCGATTCCTAATCCAAGTAATTGTGATCCTGTGCTTGGTCCAGGTCTGCTTGTTGTTGAATAAGTCGATTGCA